TCCGGTGTACGCCATCGGCTACCTGCTCGATGTGTTCGTGCAACTCACGGTCGCGTCGATCTTGTTCTTGGAGCTACCCCGCGAAGGTCTGGTGACAGGTCGGCTGACGCGCCACATCAAGCGCGGCCACGGCTGGCGGCGGGATCTGCTTCCACCTGCTAGACCCGTTTGATCCGCACGGCGCGCATTGCGACTGACAGGGGTGCCCCTGACTCCTGACCATGGCCGCACATTGCGGCCATGCGTCCATCTGACCCCACTGATCTCAAGGCCCAGGAAGCCGCGCGAGCCGAGAAGGCCCAGCGTGACGCCCAGGCCCGTGAGTCTGAACTCAGTGATGTCAGCTGGTTGATGAGCAGCAAGCGCGGGCGTCGCATCTTGTGGCGTCAGCTGACCCGGGCGGCAGTCTTCCAAACCTCGTTTTCGACCGTGGCCATGGAAATGGCACACAACGAAGGTCGCAAGCAGGAAGGGTATCGACTGCTGGCCCTGATCCACGCGGCTGCTCCGACCCTCTACCCGACCATGGTCGCGGAAAACACATGACCGACACCACCAACGCAACCGCACCTGCTGCGCCGGCACCCAACAATGCCCCGGCCGCTGTTGCGCCTGCAACCCCCGACACGTCCACGCCCGCCCCGGCACCTGCAGACGCTACCCCTGCCAACGCGCCAGCCCCCGCACCGGACGCGAAGCCGGCCACCCCCCAGGGTGCGCCCGAGGCCTATACGCCGTTCACCTTGCCCGACGGGGCAAGCATGGACGACGCGGGCCTCACGGCTTTCGCTGAGTTCGCCAAGGGTCTGGATCTGTCGCAGGACGCAGCGCAGGCCATGCTCGACAAACTGGCACCGGCTGCCGCCAAACGGCAAGCCGATCAGATTGCGGCTTTGCGCGCGGAGTGGAAGGCCCAAACCTCGGCAGACGCAGAACTCGGCAAGCCCGAGAACCTGGCAGTCGTCAAGGAGGCCATGACCAAGTTCGGCGACCCCGAACTGAACGAACTGCTGGAAGGCAGCGGACTGATCGACCACCCGGCGATCGTGCGCGCGTTCCTCAAGGCAGGCCGCGCGATCTCGCAGGACACGGTGATGCCGGGCCGCACGCCCGGACAGTCAGCGCATGCCAGCGTGGCGCAACGCCTGTACCCGAACATGAACCCTTGAACAGGAGCCAATCATGCCCGTTCTGTCCACTGGCCAGCTGACCCTGGCAGACATCACCAAGCGTTTCACTGCCGACGGCAAGGTCGACCCGATCGCCGAGCTGTTGAGCCAACAAAACGACATCCTGGAAGACATGGTGTGGGTCGAGGCCAACCAGCCCACCAGCCACGTCGTCAACGTCCGCACCGGCCTGCCCGCTGTCTACTGGCGTTCGTACAACCAGGGTGTGCCCTCCAGCAAGTCGACCACCGCACAGATCACTGAGCCGTGCGCGATGCTGGAGTCGCGCAGCCACATCGACGCCAAGCTGCTCAAGCTCAACGGCAACAGCGCAGCCTGGCGCCTGGGCGAGGAAGCCGCCTTCGTTGAAGCCATGGGCCAGGAAATGGCTTCCAAGGTGTTCAACGGCAACGTGGGCAGCGACCTGCGCACCTTCTCGGGTTTCGCCACCCGTTACAGCGCGCTGTCCGGTGCCGGCAACTCGATGAACGTGATCTCGGCCGGTGGCTCGGGTGCTGACAACGCATCCCTGTACCTCATCGGCTGGGGCGAACAGACCGTTTACGGCACGTTCCCCAAGGGTTCGCAGGGTGGTCTGCAGTCGCGTGACCTGGGCGAGGAATCCGTGCAGGACGGCAGCGGCGGCTGGTATCAGGCTGCTCGTTCGCTGTTCCAGTGGGATTGCGGCCTGGTGGTCAAGGACTGGCGTTACGCCGTGCGCATCGCCAACATCGACATGAGCGACTGGCTCGGCGTCACCGGCACCCAGGCCCTGACTGCCAGCACCAACGTCGTCAAGCTGATGGTGCGCGCCCTGGCCCGGATCCCGAACAAGAACAACTGCCGCCTGGCGTTCTACGCCAACCGCAGCGTGTACGAAGGTCTGATGATCCAAGCCCTGGACCGCAGCCAGAACGTGCTCAAGGTGAACGACGCCATCAACCAGTTCGGCCAGTCCATCAAGGAACTGACCGTGCTGGGCGTGCCCTGCCGCCTGGTCGACCAGCTGGGTGTTGCTGAAACCCCCGTGACCTGATCCAAGGAGATACCACCATGATGCTCGATGCACTCCTGAAACTGTCTGAGGCCCAGGCAGTCACGTCGACCGCAGTGTCGACCAACACGATCGACCTGTCGCAGTCGCGTGACATCGGCGCCGGCACCTCGCTGTTTGCGGTGATCGACGTGGATACCACGGTGCAGGCCGCTGGCAGCGCCACGGTGACCTTTGAGGTCATCACGTCGGCAGACCCCGCTCTGGGTAGCCCGAACGTGCTGGTGGCCACGGGTGCGATCGGCAAGGCCGAACTGCCCGCCGGCCGCGGTCCGATCAGCCTGCCGATCCCTCCCTCGGTGCTCAACTCGCTGCCCCTGGGCCAGCGTTACCTGGGCCTGCGCTACACCGTGGCCACCGGTCCCCTGACTGCGGGTGCCTTCACCTGCTACATCACGGACACCGAGGCCCACGTGCAGAAGTCGTACCCCAGCGGCTTCACGGTGCTGTGATCAAGGAGTGAACCATGCCTCAGTTCAAAGTACTGGCTGACAAGGTGTGGCACTCCGGTGAGTGCCGCCACTACCACAAGGGTGACGTGATCACGTTGCCCGACTCGGTGGTGATCAAGGAAGGCAACGCCACCCTGGAGCCCATCAAGGCGACCAAGGCGGCCAAGGCCAAGGACACACCCGAAGGCGGCAAGCCCGAGGGTGAGCCCCTGGCTTGACACCTGAACAGCCAAGCGGTTTAAGGGGGCTTCGGCCCCCTCTTTTTCAGGAGCGGCGCACGTGGCAACCGAGATCGACATTTGCAACCTGGCACTGGCGGCCCTTGGCGACGAGGCCACGGTGGTCAGCATCGACCCGCCCGAAGGGTCGGCCCAGGCGGATCACTGCGCGCAGTGGTATCCGATTGCGCGCGACGTCATCCTGGAGGCCCACGACTGGAAGTTCGCCACCCGGCGGGCGTTCGGTCAACTGCGCATGTCGCCGACGCCTTCGTGGGGGTATGCCTACGGCAAGCCCAACGGGGCTCTGCGCATCCGCGCAGTTTTGCCGCCGAACACGACCAACGACGTGCGCGACGGGCTGTTCCTCAACCAGCAGCCGTTTGATGTCGAGACCCTGGAGGACGGCACCGAGGTGATCGTCACGGACCAGGAGCAGGCTGTCATCCGCTACACCGCCCTGGATGTGGACGTGGGCAAGTTTCCCCCGTTGTTCACCCAGGCACTGATCCACCTGCTGGCCAGCTACCTGGCCGGGCCGGTGCTGAAGAACGAGGCCGGCCGGGCTGAAGCACGGGCGCAACTGCAGCTTTACCAGGCGTGGCTGCTCAAGGCCCAGGCGTCGGATGCCAACCAGTGGCACCGTGATGAGCACGACCACGTGGCGCAGCAGCTCGCGGCCCGTGGTGGCCTGCCGTGGTGGGGGGTTCGTCGATGAGCACCGTGCGCAGCTTCTTCCGCTCGTTTTCGGGCGGGGTGGTGACCCCTGAGTTTTGGGGGCAGATCGGCGACGCCAAGTTCCAGACAGGGCTGGCCGAGTGTCGCAATTTCATCGTGCTGCCTCATGGGCCCGTCGCCAACCGGCCCGGCACGCAGCTGGTGCGCGAGACCAAACTCAGCACGTCCGGCCTGCCGGTTCGGCTGGTGCCGTTTGAGTTCAGCACAGACCAGACGCTGCTGCTGGAGTTCGGCGCGGGATACGTGCGTTTTCACGCGGAGGGTGCTACGCTGGAGGCATCGCCAGGGGTGCCGTATGAGATCGTGACGCCCTACCAACAGGACGACCTGTTCGATCTGCACCATGTGCAGTCGGCGGACGTGCTGACCATCGTGCACCCGAACTACCCGCCCAAGGAACTGCGCCGGTACGGTGCCCTGGACTGGCGACTGGTCGACATCGCGTTCGGCCCGGCCCTGCCCGCACCGGCCACCACGTCGGCCACGGCAACCCTGGCCAGCAGCCCCAGCAACACCCGCACCTACACCTACCGGGTCACCGCGCTTACCGCATCGGGGGATGAGTCGTTTGCGGGCCCGTCCGCGTCGTGCACAAACAACCTGGACCAGACGGGTGCGTTCAACACCATCACCTTCGCCCAGGTGCCCGGGGCCGCACGGTACAACGTCTATCTGCAGGACAACGGTCTGTTTGGCCTGATCGGGTCGACCGACGCCCTGACCTTCCGCGACGACAGCATCGCCCCGGATCTGGCACGCACCCCACCGTCGGCCGACAATCCGTTCACCCCGCCCGGTTCGATCCTGTCGGTACCGGTGACCGCAGGGGGCACGGGGTACAGCACCGTGATCGACGGGGGCAAGATCACGGCTGTGTCGGTAAAGGCGCGCGGGGAGTTCACCAGCGCGGCGACGGTGACCGCAACCATTACCGATCCGACGGGGTCGGGCGCGGTTCTGTCCGTACAGACCGAGCGTGTCGGCGGTATCCTGTCCAGCAACAGCAATAGACGCGTGGCCAAGATCGCGGTGGTCAACGCTGGCACGGGGTACACCAATCCGACTGTGGTGATCACCGTGACAGGTGGGCTCATCCGGCAGCCGTCTGCAGTGGCGACGGCTGCAACCGCACGCCCGCGCCAG